CTGGCCAGGCGCACGGATGAAAAAGCACTTGTCCATGCCCTCAACTGCATGCAGGGCGCGCACTACATCGAGCTTGCGGCCCGCAATCCCAGCCAGCGCAAGTTCACGGATGGCTGGATGAAACGTACCCATTGCCCCGACTAAGGAGGAAATCATGAAAAAATATCTTCTGCCTTTGCTGCTCTGCCTCTGTTGCCTCTTTCCCTGCCTCGCTCTGGCAGCGGAGGCGGACACCGCTGTCCCCGGCGCCGACATGGTGGCCACCATCATCAGCTGGCTGCCGGAAAGCTGGGGGCAGTGGGTCACCTTCGTCGTGACCCTCTGTGCGGCCATTTCGGCCGTGTGGCCGCGCCCGGCTGACGACGCCAACGTGCTGGTGCGCTTCCTTTACACCGTGGTGAACGCCCTGGGCTTCAACGCCGGTCAGGCCAAAAACGCTGACGACGCGGCGGCCAGCCGCAGGCTGTGATGCCATGCCGGTCTGGGCACAGGCGCTCCTGCGGCTGGTGGTGGCGGTGGTGGCCTTTTTCCGCCGGGAGCGTTCGCGGTCTCGCACGGATGCTGTGCGCGCTGATCCTTCTGGCGAGTGGATGCGCAAGTTCGGGGGCAGCGACAAGCGCGCTTCCCCCGGCGCCGATGACGCCGGGAGCCGTAGTGACGGATGAGTGGTGGTATGCGGAGGACGGCGGACTGACGCAGGTGGATGGCCAGTGGCTGCATCTGCCCGCCTCCGAGGCCGGGGAGCTGCTGCTCTGGATCGAGTGGGTGGAGGACAACCGATGACCATCGAGATACTGCTGGGAGCCAATACGTTGCTGTTCGGCGCCAGCCTTTTTCTGGGCCATGAGTGGTGGAAGAGCCACAAGGCCCAGCACAGGGAGCTGGCCGAGAGCATCAATCGCCTGTCCGAAGTGTATGCATCGAAGGCAGCCGTGTACCGGGCGCACAAGCGTCTGGATGATCTGGATGGCATCACAGCGGATCACGCCCAGCGTCTGGCGCGTCTGGAGGCGGTCATGGAAGTCAAGCGGGATTGCGCCTGCGAGAGGTAGCCATGACCTTTAAAGCGCAGCTTGAAAAAGACCTGCACTTGGTCTTCTTCGACCCCGCCGAGTTTGGCGAGCAGGTGGAGCTTGCCGGGCATGAGGGCGTCCCGTGTGTCTACGAGCCGCTGGAGATGGAAATGCCCCTCAGTAGTGATGGGCGTAGTGCCGTCAGCTATGAGGGTGTCACCATTTATGTGGCTGCTGTCGACGTTCCGGATGAATTGAAGACCGGGCGGACAACTACGTTCCGCAACGAGCGCTGGTATGTGCTGAGTGCGGATGCGCATGAGCATATGCGGACCATCAGATTGTACAGGGAGCGGTCATGAGCATCGTCATCACGTCAGAAGGAATGGATGTGGCCCTGGGCAGGATGCAGGATGTGCTGGAAGCCCTGGGCGGCAAGGGGGCTGGCATCGCCATCGCCAGGGCCCTGAATCGCAGCATACAGGCAGCCAGGACCAGGGCGACGCGCATCGCCAAGACGGCATATACGGCCCAATACGGTGATTTGCTGGCCGATATCGTCGTCAGGCGTGCCAACAGAAAAAGCCTGGAAGGCACGCTGGAAATCACCGGCCGGCCCGGTATGAGCCTGATCCATTTCCTGCCTGATCCTGATGTGCCGCAACCTCCGGCTGCCCGTCCGCCGGAGGGTGTCACCGTGCAAATCAAAAAAAAGGGGGCCCGGCATGTGGCCCGGTCCAATATGCCGGGACGCAGCAAGAGCTTCATCATCCGTAAGCCCCAGGGCGGCTATGGCGTGTTCGTGCGTCATGGGCAACAGCTGGAAATGCTCTACGGTCCATCGCCTGTGCAGGCGTTGCAGACGGCAGACGCCCAGGAACAGGTCGTGGCCCGAGCTGAAGAAGTTTTCCCGGAGCGTCTGCAACATGAGGTGGATGTGATCCTGTCCGGCATCGTGGGGACAGGACGATGACCTCCCGTCTGCTGCTGACATGCCTGGTAAAGCTCGTGCAGGAGGCTTTTGTGGAGTACCCCTTCCCCGCCCCGCAAGGTGGGGGGATGCAACCTGTGCAGGTGTTCCTGCATGGTTTGCCCGAGCGTCAGCAGGAGGGCTGCTACCCCTTTGTGATCGTGCGTTGGATAGAGGGACAGGTCGAGCTGGAGCCGGACCACAAGACCATGCTGCATGACACCGTAGGACTGGCCCTGGGCGTCTACAGCCCGGCGGATCAGGAACAGGCGGGCTTGCTCCTGGCAGAGATGCTCGACTGTCTGCGCCGGCAGCTCTGGAAAACACGGCTGCTGGCCGAGCGTTTTGAGCTCGAGGGAGAGCTGAAAGCCAGTATCCCTACGCCCAAGCAGCGCTGGCACCAGTATCACCTGGCCACCCTCGAATGTGTGTGGAACTATACCTGGCCGCCCCGCGGCCTAGATGAAGTGGAGACCATCAGATGAGCACCACTGCTTGTATGTATCTTGGCCCCAGCCGGCCTTTCGGTCTGCCGCTGATGCGGAATGCGATCCTGCGCGGCAAGCCGGAAGAAGTTTTTCCCGTCCTGGCGGATCTTTTTGAGGAACATCCCGAATTCCGGACGCTGTTTGTTCCGGTGGACGGGGATCTGGCCACGGCGCGCATGCTGCTGACCATGCGCGGGACAGTCATGTATCAGGCGTATGTCGCCGTCCAGGATGCGTCCGTCAAGCCCGGAAGAAGTAGGAGGATATAATGGCAACCACCGGATACCGTCACGGCATCTACACCTCCGAGCAGGCCACCAGCATCCTGCCCGCCCGCACCGTGGACAGCGCGGTCATCTTCGCCGTGGGCACGGCGGCCGTGCATACGCTGGCCGAGGGCAAGGCCCGTCCCGTCAACGTGCCGCAGCTTTTTTACAGCTATGACGAAGCAGTGCAGGCGATGGGCTGGGATGCCGACCATTTCAGCGCCTACAGCCTGCAAGAGCTGATCTACAGCCATTTCGCCATCTACCGCGGCGCGCCCGTGGTCTGCGTCAACGTTTTCGACCCCGAAAAGCACAAGAGCGAGGTCGCGGACGAAAGCCTGATCTTCGGCACGTCGGCCCTGGACAAGGACACTGCCCGTCTGGCCCACGGCGGCGTCAGTGCCGTGGAGCTGAAGGATGAACTGGGCGAGACCACCTATGAGGCGGGCACCGACTACAGCGTGGATGCCGTCAGCGGCCTGCTGACCCGTCTGGCCGATGGCAGCATCCCCGAAGGCGGCACGGTCAAGGCCGGCTACGTCTATGCCGACGTGAGCAAGGTCACTTCTGAGGACGTGATCGGCGGCATCGACCCGGCCAGCGGGCAGGGCACCGGTCTTGAGCTCATCGATGAAGTCTTCCCGCGTTTCCGGCTCGTGCCGTCCATCGTTCTGGCGCCGCAGTTCTGCGAAAACCCGGCGGTGGCTGTGGTCATGGCCGCCAAGTGCGACGGCATCAACGGCCTGTTCAAGGCCATCTGTCTGGTGGACATCCCCAGCAGCGGTGATGCTGCCGTGACCAAATACAGCGACGTGCCCGGCTATAAGGAGCAGAACAACCTCACCGACGGCCTGATGGTCGTCTGCTGGCCCAAGGTCAAGCTGGGCGATAACGTGTACGGCCTCGCCACGCATCTGGCCGGGGTCATGGCGGCCACGGACGGCGATCATGACGGCATCCCCTACGCCAGCCCCAGTAACAAGCGGCTGGACATCACCTCCAGCGGCTATGTGGGCGCTGACGGCCAGTGGAACGAGCTGTGGCTCGACCTGACCAAGGCCAACTATCTGAACGGGCAGGGAATTTATACGGTCAGCAACTTCGATGGCGGCATGAAGACCTGGGGTGGCCGCATGGCCTGCTATCCGTCCAATACCGACCCCAAGGACGCGCAGGATAGCATCCGGCGCTTCTTCAACTGGTATCAGGTCCAGTTCGTTTTGAGCTATTTCGCCA